ATGGAAGGGTTGTCGTTCCTCAAGCTCATGGAATTCGCCGGCCAGTTCGGCCTGCCCGGCCTCTTGCTCGTGCTCTGGTTCTTCAACGAACGCGGCCGGGAACGCACGCTCCGCGAGTACCGCGACGACACCCAGGACATCCTCCGGGAATACCGGGCCGACACGCAGGAAATCAGCAAGTTCTACGAGCGCAACGTCAGCCTGGTCCAGGCCTACGAATCGCTAGCCAAGGACCTCAAGGACGTGGTGGTCATGAACACCCAGGCCTGGACCCGGGCCCAGAGCGCCATCAACGGCAACCAGTTCTGCCCGCAGGTGAGGCTGGAGAAGAAGGCGGCGGGGGTGCAAGCGTGAGCGAACGGTTGAAATTCATGGGACGGCGCGAGGAGGCGCGGCTGGAGGTCGAGCGGCTGCGGCTGCGGATCGAGGGCCTGCGGACCGCGCTGCGCGACACTCTGGACCCCTTCGAATCCCTCGAAGACCTGAGGGAAGAGATCGTCTTCGCCCTGGCCACCGACTTCGCCGACGCGCTCAGCCGCTACCGCGAAACCCGGGCCGGCCTCAAGGCCATCGAAAAGGCCCTGGGGGAAGAAAGTGAATGAGCTTCCCCTGGAAATCCGCGAGCGCGCCGAGGAACTCTACGTGCTGGACGACTGGACACTCCAGCAGATCGCCGAAGAACTCAAGATCGGCTATCGAACCGTCCGCCAGTGGTCGGCCAAGGGCCAATGGCCCGAGCGCCGCGGCGAGTACCGACGGGCGAGGAGCGAAGCCCGGCGCGACTTGATTCGCCTCAGGCGGGACCTGTTGGCCCACGCCCTGGAGACCTTGGACCCCCGCGTCGTGGGCGCGGCCGTGCGCGTCGAGACCGTGGCCCGGAAGGACGACAAGGACAAGGCCGGCGGCCCGGCTCTGCAAATGGACCGGCCCCGTCTCTTTATGGAAACCCTCGAATTCATCGCCGGCGCGCTCAAGGACGCCGACCCCGAGGGCCTGAAGGTCCTGGCCCGGAATTTCGACGCCCTGGTCGAGAAATTCAAGCTGGAAAAAAATGCGTAAACGCCCAACCCTGACCGAACTCGGCTTCGACCGCTGGTCCGACCAGCTCCGCGACTGGATCCAGGCGAGCGTCTCGCCCTTCGAGGCCGACACGCCTTTTATCCAGGCCGCGCGCAAAGAACGCGCGCGGATGGACCGGCTCTACTTTTTCGAGACCTATTTGCCTCACTACTTCAGCGCGCCCTTCGCCCCCTTCCACCAGGAGTGGTCCGCCCTGGCCGACGTCTCGGACCAGGCCGTGTTCGTGGCCGCGCCGCGGGAGCACGGCAAGAGCGCTTTTTTCAGCTTCGGCCTGCCTATCCACGATCTTTGTTATGAGGCCAGGCATTTCATTTTGATCATCTCGGATACGAACGACCAGGCCGCCGGCTTTACGCTGCCCATCCGGCTCGAGCTCGAGGAAAACCCCAGGCTGCTGCACGACTTCGGCCCGTTCGAGGGCCGCACTTGGAAACAAAACGACTTCACCACGGCCCGCGGCGTGCGCGTGCTGGCCCGGGGCCGGGGCGAGCGGGTCAGGGGTCTTAAAAACTTACAATATCGGCCGGACCGGGCCATCGTGGACGATTTCGAAAACGACGCCAATGTCCGCAACCCGCTGCTGGTGACGCAGGGGTTGAATTGGCTGCGGCAGGCGGTCATGGGCTCCCTGGCCGCGGGCTACGGCTTTATCATGGTGGGCAACCTCTTCGCCCCGAACAGCATCCTCAGCCGGTTCATGGCCGAGGCGGACGAGCAAGGCCCGTTGTATAAATCCCGGATTTACCGCGCCCTGGACGATAATGGCCGGCCGCTTTGGGAAAAACTTTGGCCGCCGGAGCGGCTGGAAAAAAAGCGCCGCCAGATGGGCACCGTGGCCTTCGGCGCCGAGATGCTCAACCAGGTCGGGGCCGAGGAGAGCCCGTTCAAGGAAACCTGGTTCGTTTTCATCGAACATCCTCTTGCCGGTCTTCGTCCGGGCGGGTTTGAAACCCGCCCCTACAGGGTCGCCTCCTTTCTCGATCCATCCGCAAAATCGGGCATGGCCAACGATTATAAAGCCATTATCACTGTCGGGCTCGATCCTGACGTGATGAAATTCGACGTGCTCCACGCCTGGATTCGGCGGGCCGCGGTCAGCGAAATGATCGAGGCCTGCTACCGGGTCCAGGCCGCTTTTGGCGGGCCGCTGGGCCTGGAGATCAATATGCTGGAGGATTTTCTCCGCGAGGTTTTTTCCCAGGCGGCCCGGGAGCGCGGACGCTACCTGCCGCTGACCGAGGTCCGGCACACGGCGCACAAGGAAGGCCGCATCATCGCCGCGCTCAGCCCGCTCGTCGAGTTCGGCCGGCTGCGCTTCGTCAAAGGCCACTCGGACCAGGACCGCCTGGTGGAGCAGCTCGTCTACATCCTGGACAAGAACGTGAACGACGACGGGCCGGACGCCCTCGAGGGCGCGGTCAGCCTGCTCATGTCCGGCGCGGGCGGGGCGCCCGGCTACGAGACGGTCCAGGCGCGGCGCGGCCTGGCTAAAGGAGGGTATTGATGCCCGTATTGGACTCCTTCAATCGGCGGATTGAACCGCCGGCCCGGCCCGAGACGCGGGAACTGGCCGTGCTTCGGCTCTCCGACCGCTTCGGCAGTTACCCCTCGTTCGGCCTGACCCCCACCCGGCTGGCCGCCATCTTCCGCGAGGCGGACCAGGGCGACGTCCAGCGCCAGGCCGAGCTTTTCGAGGAGATGGAAGAAAAGGACGCGCACCTTTCCGGCGAGCTTCTAAAACGAAAAAACGCGGTGGGCGGCCTGGACTACGACATCCTGCCCTACGACGCGCCGCCGGAAAGCCCGGGCCCGCGCCGGCGCGGGATTTCCGACCGCGTCTCAAATTTCTGCCGCGAGGTTCTGCGCGGCCTGGGGGACTTCGACGAGGCCCGCTTCGACCTCCTGGACGCCATCGGCCAGGGCTTTGCCGCCTGCGAGATCGTCTGGGAGATCGAGGCCGGCCGGGCCGTTCCCGCGCGGCTCGTGCGCATCCCGCCACGGCGACTCACCTTCGTGGACAGCCTCGTTCCCCGGCTCCTTTCCGGCGACGATCGGAAGCCGCTGGACATCCCGGCCTTCAAGGTCGTCTATCACCGCCACCAGGCCCGCTCCGGCCACGACGCGCGCGCCGGGCTGCTGCGCGTCTGCGCCTGGATGTACCTGTTCAAGAATTACGCGGTCAAGGACTGGGCGGCTTTTGCCGAGGTCTTCGGCATGCCGCTCAGGCTGGGCCGTTACGAGCCCGGGGCCGGGGCGGACGACAAGGAGGCGCTCAGCGAGGCCATCAAGAGCCTGGGCGCGGACGCGGCCGGCATCATCTCGAAGAACACCGAAATCCAGTTCATCGAGTCCCAGAAGCAAGGCTCGGCCGACGTTTACCGCGGCCTGACCGATTTCTGCAACCGGGAGATGTCCAAGGCCGTGATCGGCGCCACGCTGACCGCCGAGGTGGGCGAACACGGCTCGTACGCCGCCTCGAAGACCCACGAGAGCGTACGGCTGGACCTGGTCCGGTCCGACGCCTGGGCCCTCAGCCGCACCCTGCGCCGGCAGCTCTTGCGGCCCCTGGTGGGCTTCAACTTCGGCTGGAACACGCCCGTGCCCTGGTTCCGCTTCTTCCTCGAGCAGCCCGAGGACCTGAAAACCCTGAGCGAGGTTTACCGCAACCTGGCGGCCCTGGGACAGCCCATCAGCGCCGAGCACGTGTCCGAACGCTTCGGCGTGCCCCTGCCCCGGCCAGGCCAGACCGGGCTCGCCGGAAAGCCCAGCCGGAGCGCCGAATCCCAGGCGTACCCGGACAAAGGAGACGATCTGACATGACGCCGACGACCGCCGATTTCGACCGAGCCGGCCTGATCGCCGGCCGCCGCGAGGCCCGGCTGCCTCTCGCCAGCCAGCCGCCCGCCTGGTTCCAGGTTTTCCCGGCCGGGGAGGTGCTTATCGACGGCGAGGAGCCGGCCGTCATGGACGCCGAGGGCGCGGCGCTCATCCTCGAGCAGTTCCGCCGCCGGTCCCACGACCTGGTCATCGACTACGAGCACCAGACGCTCTCCGGGGAAAGGGCTCCGGCCGCCGGGTGGGTGCAGGAACTCGCCTGGTTCGAAGAGCTTGGGTTGTGGGCCCGGGCCGAGTGGACCCAGGAGGCGGCCGGGTACCTCCGCCGCCGCGAATACCGCTACTTTTCGCCGGTCTTCCTCCTGCGCAAGGACGACCGAAAGATCGTGAACCTTTACAACATCGCCCTGACCAACCAACCCCGGATGATGAACATCCAGGCCCTTATCAGCAAAGACGGATGGACCGACGGTCCACGCGAAAGGAGGAGTCAGATGCTGGACAGGATCAAGCGCCTCCTCGGCCTGGCCGAATCGGCCGGCGAGGAAGAAACGCTCTTGCAGGTCGAACGGCTGAAGCGCCAGAGCGACGTTCCGGGGACCGGGACGGCGGACCCCGCCCCCGACAGCGGGGGGACCGAAGCGGCCGGTCTCAAGTCCCTCTTCGAGGCCCTCAAGAAGGACCACGAGGCCTTGAAGCGCGAGTTTTCCCAAAGGGAGAGCGAGGCGCGCGTGAAGGCGGCCCTGGCCGAGGGAAAGATCACGCCGGCCCAGGAGGCCTGGGCCCGGGCTTACGCCCTGAAGGACCCGCAAGGGTTCGAGGCCTTCGCGGCCGGCGCGCCCCAGGCCGTGCCCCTCGATAAACTCCCGGCCGGCGACACGGAACAGAGGTCCGGCACCGCCGCGGAACAGGTGGCCCGCCTGACCGCCAAAATGATGAAGGAGACCGCCGGCCTGACCTATCAGGAGGCCATGAACCGCGTGGCCGCGCGGCATCCGGAGATCGTCAAGGAATATCTCGAGGCCGGCCGCACGCGGCAGGTCTGAATTTTAACCAACAGGAGGAAGACATGGCATACGGCATCGAAGTCCTGGACGTGAGCTACGAAGCGGCCGAGGACCTGTCCGGCGACCAGTTCACCTTCGTGATCCTGGACACGGGCACCGGCCAGGTCCGCCGGCCAGACTCGGCGGCCGAAATCCCGGACGGCATCCTGCAGAACAAGCCGGCCGAGGGCGAGGAGGCCCTGGTGCGCAAGCTGGGCCTGAGCAAGCTGGCGGTGAACGGCGCGGTCTCGATCGGCGATTTTCTCAAGGCCGAATACGTGTCCGCGGCCGACGCCGGCAAGGGAGAAAAGGCCTTTGCGGCCTGGCGAGCGGCCCGGGCCGTGGTCCTCGAGGCGGCCGGCGCCGAAAACGATTTGGCCACGGTCGAGCTCGTCGGTCCGTTCCCGCCCAGCCTGGGAACCCTGATCGGCTTCACCACGGTCTCGACCCTTTCCACCGCCGACGTGGTGATCTACACCGCGGCTCAGCTTCTGGGTGGGCTGATCCTGCGCGATCCCAACGGCGGAGCCCGCTCGGATGTGACGCCCGCCGCGGCGGACATCGTCGCGGCCATGGCGCAGGCCGGGGCGGGGAACTCCTTCGAGTTCGCCATTCGCAACACGGCCGACGCCGCCGAGACCATCACCGTCACCGCCGGCGCGGGCGTGACCCTGTCCGGCACCATGACCATCGCCCAGAACAACAGCAAACGGTTTTTGTGCGTGGTCACCGGGGCCACCACGGTGACCATCTACAGCCTCGGGACCGTGGTTCATTAAAAAGGCTGGAGACTGGGGGTTCAAGAAATGATGAATGATGAATGCGGAATGATGAATGGAAAGTTGAAAGAATCCAGAATTTATCGTTCCAAAAACATTCATCACTCATCACTCATCACTCATCATTCCCTTCCGTAAGGAGGTTTCTAACATGCTGCCCACGGCCAGCGACGTCCATATCGACACGGCGCTCTCCAGCTTCGCCATGCAGTACCGGAACCCGGAATACATCGCCACCGAGGTGCTCTCCCGGCGTTCCGTCTCGAAGAAGAGCGACTATTACTTCAAATTCCAGAAAGGAGCCTGGTTCCGGGACGAGGCGGCCCTGCGCGCGCCGGGGGCTCGGAGCCGGGGCGGCGGGTATCCGCTCAGCTCCGATACCTACACCTGCCGGGAATGGGCCTTCCACGACGACGTGCCGGACGAGGTCCGGGACAACGCCGACGCGCCGCTCCGGCCCGACCAGGACGCGGTCATGTTCTGCCTGAACAAGGTCCTGCTCAGGCTGGAGCGCCTGGTGGCCTCACTCGTTCTGACCGCGGGCAACTGGGCCGCGGGCCATACCCAGGACGCCGAGGGCGGCTGGACGGCCGGCTCGGGGAGCACCTTTGTAGCGGACATGGAGATGGCCATCGATTACGTGCTGTCCGCCACCGGCTACCGGCCCAACGTCCTGGTCATCGACCACACCACTCTGGGAAAGCTCCGGCAGGACAACGATCTCATCGAGAAGATCAAGTACTCGCAGAAAGGCATCGTCACGGCCGATCTCATTGCCGCGGCCTTCGACCTGGACCGGGTCCTCATCGGCCAGGCCGTGTATTCGGACGCCGAGGAGACGGCGGCCGGCGACGATTTCAACGCGGTTAAAATCTGGGAAACAAACGCCGGCAAGGGCTCGGGCGTGCTGCTCTACTCCCCGAGCCTGGTCGGACCCAAGCAGCCCACGGCCGGCGTGCTCTTCCGCTGGGTGCGCTCTTCCATGGACGGTCTTCTGGCCCAGGCGCCCTCCGAGGCCATGCCCGTGGGCGTGCGCAAATGGCGGGAGGAGAGCATCCACTCGGACCGCATCGAGGCCTTCATGGACGTGGACGCGAAACTGACCGGCAACGACCTCGGCTTCCTGTTCTACGACACGCATACCACCTAATCGCCCGGGCGCACCGCGCCCGTATAGTGCGTGGTGCGTGGGTACGATCTGTAGAAGCGAGGCATACCTCGCCCGAGCCCGAATCTGACGCGCCGGCGGAAAAGCCCAAGAGCAAAAAATAGCCGGCGTTCCGGCCGTTCGACAGGCTCACGGTCCTGAGCGGAGCCGAAGGACGAACGCCGGAACCCAGGAGAAAAACCGTGGCCTACTCGACCCAAACCGACATCCTGCATCAGCTCGACGAGCGAACGCTCATCCAGCTCACGGACGACGAGGGCCTGGGCGAAATCGATACCACCGTGCTCGCCCGGGCCATCGCCGACGCGGACGCCACCATCGACGCCTATTTGCAGGGCCGGTACGAGGTGCCGCTGTCCAGTGTGCCGGCCAAAATCCGGCAGATCAGCGTGGACCTTGCCTTGTACCATCTGTTCTCCCGCAAGGACGACACCGCGCCCGAGACGCGGCGCGGCCGCTACCAGGACGCCCTCCGCTTCCTGGAACAGGTGGCCTCGGGCCGGATTCGCCTGGGCGCGCCAACGCTCGCGGCCGAGACCACGCCGGACGCGGCCGATCTGGAAGCGAGCGACCGCCTCTTTAAGCGGGACCGCATGAAAGGCTTCTGACGTGGCCGGCGATACGATCCGCTTGAAGACGAACGACCGGAACGTCCGGGACCTGATGGAAAGCCTGGCCCGGCGCCTGGCCGATATGACCCCGGCCTTGGCCGAGATCGGCGAAATCCTCGGGGAAAGCGTCAAGAACAATTTCAAAAGCGAGCACTCTCCCCAAGGAACCCCTTGGAAGCCGCTCTCGGCGCGGACCCTGGCCCGCCGGCGCTTGCCCGGACGCATCCTGAACGAAACCGGCACCCTCAGGAATGCCCTCCACGTCAGCGTCTCCGGCAATCGAGTGACCGTCGGTACAAACGTTATCTATGCCGCGGTCCACCAGTTCGGCGCGCGCCAAGGCCAGTTCGGCGAGGTTCAGGCCAAGGTGCGGCCGTTCGTGAGGCGGGACGGCACGAGGGTCCGGGCTCATACCCGGCGCATGAGGGTGCCTTGGGGCGACATCCCGGCCCGGCCGTTCTTGGGAAAACCCCAGGAACGGGATTGGGCGGAAATCAAAGCAACGCTGGCCCGGTTTATTGCCACCGGCAGGTAATTGTCGGGGCACGGCATGCCGTGCCCCTACCCCAACAGAAAAGGCGACAAAGGCATGGCCCTTTCCGGTTACACCATCGAGCAGATCGAGGATGCGATCATCGAAACCCTGGCCCATGACCCGACCCTGGCCTCTTACGTGCGGACCTTCGACCGGCTGCCCTGGGACCGTGCCGACGAGCTCGAAAAGCTGGTGCTCCAGTACCCGGCCCTGCTGGTGGCCTATATGGGGCAGACCGACGACAGCGGGATGTCGGACGCGCTTTTCCAGACCGGCATCTTCGCCGTCTGGTGCTGCGCTCGGAACCTGAGATCGCCCTCGAGCGCCAGCCGTTCTATTCAGGGCGAGGCCGGAGCTTATGACTTGCTGGATGATGTGGCTTCGTGCCTGCATCATTCGGGCCTGGGCCTGGACGCCACGATGCTGATCTGCCGATCCGTCCGGGTCGAACCTCTGGCCGCCTCGCCCCGCATGGTCATTTTCAGCCGGGAGTTCGAGGTCGAGTGGCTGCGGCCCGAAACGTAATTGTGGCACGGCCATCCTGGCCGTGAAAAATCACGGGCTGGAAGCCCGTGCCACGAGGGAGAACCAAATGGACATGACACCCTACATCGGCCGCGTGCGGCTCGCCTGCCCGCGGGAGACCTGCCTGGACCGAACCAAGGCCCGGCCCGACGCCGAATGCGTTTTTTGCCAAGCCTGCGACGCCGAGATCATCGACCTCGAGGGCAACATCGTGGCAGTGTTTTCGCCGCCTCGGCCGCCTGCCCCCGCCGAAGGCGCGGCCGCACCACGCACTTCGCACCCCGCACTTCCGCCAAAGGCGGAAAAACGCACTCCCGCCGTACGCGGGAAGGAGGAATAACCGATGGCATACAACACCACGCCGTTTCACGGCCGGAAATGCCGCGTCGAAAAAAATAACGTGGCCATGGACTATTCCGAGGGCTGGTCCCTGGATGTCGAACTGGAAATGGCCGACATCTCCCGCCAGGGCCAGAACTGGAAAGAGACCCTGCCGGGCATGGCCTCCTGGCGCGGCAGCTTCAATGGCCTGTTCGTGGCCGGCAACACCGAGCAGAAGGCCTTTTTCGACAACCTGGTGGCTGCCGCACCCGGCACCAAGCTGACCGATGTCAAGTTCCTGCTGGACGGCGACACGAACGCCTTTTCCGGCAGCCTTTACATCACCAGCCTGTCCGTGGCCGGCCGCATGGGCGACAAGGTGACCTTCACCTGCAATTTCGTCGGCGACGGCGCCCTGACCCTGACCAGCGCGGCGTAATTGTGGCACGGCCATCCTGGCCGTGATTCTCGGCCGCCAGGGGCGGCCACATGGGCTGGAAGCCCATGCCACGCGGAGGTAAATTATGGCATCCCCCACCACGCCGACCCACGGTAAATATGCGGCCCTGTATCGCCGCCGGCCGAACGGCTCTAAGGGCTCGGGCCTGAACGACGCCAGTTGGGGCACGGCATACAGCGCCGCGTCCTCGGCCTATTTCGAGGTGGTCATCGACACCGAGGGCACGCCGGACAAGTTCAAATGGCGCAAGAACGGCGGGTCCTGGACGACCCTGGTGTCCATCACCGGTGCAGCCCAGACGCTCTCGGACGGCCAGACCATCACCTTTGCCTCCACGACCGGGCACACGCTGAACGACCAGTGGGTCATCGGCAACCTCAAGGACGAGGCTTGCACCGAGGCCGGCGTGGGCGCCCAGATCACGGACGTGACCAAGCGGCTGCTCAACCCGAACGTGCCGCCGGCCTGGATCGATTCGGGCGGCTACCAGGCGCGGACCGTGGATTTTTCCCAAGGCAAAGCCTCATTCTCCGGCAACGTCACCCAGGTCACCGTCACCGGCAACAACGGTTTTATCCCGGAGGCCAGCCTGGAAAAAATCGGCTACCTGATCGGCTGGAGCCTGGACCTGGCGCTCGAGCTGGCCGAATTGAACTACTGCGGCCAGCAGTGGAAGCAGTACCTGCCGGGCATGGCCAGCGGCAAGGGTTCGGCCGAGGCTTTCTTTATTGCCGGCAAGAGTTTCCTGGACGCCCTGGTGGCCGAGGCTGGCGGCGGCAACGCTTACTACTTGCTCCAGCTTTTCAACTATGACCCGGACCAGGACCAGACCGGCGACCGCGTCACCGCTTGGGTGACGTTCGACAGTTTCAGCCCGGACGTGCCGATCAACGCCGTGGCCAAGGAGACTGTCAATTTCCAGACCGTCGGCCCAATATCGTTTTCCTCTAACGCGTAAAACGTAGTGCGAGGTGCGTAGTGCGCAAGTGCGAAAAACCATCGGGTTATCTCCCCGCACTCGCGCACTTTCGCACTCACGCACTCCCCGGAGGGAAAAATGCTGACCATCGATTTCACCGATCTGTCCTACGACGCCCGATGGTACGAATTCGGGGAAAGCGGGGCGCGCCTGAAAATCCGGCCCTACCCGCTCAGCCAGGCCGTGACCGTGATTCAGGACGGCGGGCTGCGAATCTCCGGGGCAGAGCAATGCCGCCTTTTCAAGCATTGCCTGGTGGCTTGGGAGGGCGTGGTCGGCGCGGACGAAAAGCCGTTGCCGTGCACGGATGAAGTCAAACAGAAAATCTACGACTTCAACCTCGGAGGTCTGGCGGCCTTTGTCCTGGCCAAGGATCGGGAGTTTCGGCAGGCCAAGGACGCGCTCGAAAAAAACTAATGGCCTGGGCGCGCCGGCGCTTCGACCCGCAGCCCATGACCTGCGGGCTTTGCCGGCAAGCCCAAAGAGACGGATTCCGAAATGACCCCTGCCCTGGAATGGATGGAATCGAAACCCTTGGGTCCAGCCCTGTCGAGACCTGCCCGACTGGCGAGGTTGTCCGGCTCGCCCCCACCCTGGGGCGATTTAAATGGCTGCTGGATCGCGTCTGGCCGCAACTCTGGAATGGCATGGGCGGCGTGCAACCTGACGCCCTGCGCCATGCTTTCGAAATTTATGGCGTGCCGCCTGGACAAAAACCCGTGCTGAACGATTTTTTCAATATCGTCATCTTCACCGCCCGCGAAGCAACGGACAGGAGCCGGCGGAAGGGTCCGGAGACCCGACTCTAGAGTCTTGAGCCTCAAACCGCCAGACTCTGGACTCCAGACAAAAAAGCCAGACGACGGAATGAACCATGCCTGACATACGTTTGCAAATCAAGCTGATCGTTGACGACAAGGGCACGGCCACGGTGCAGCAGTTCGGCCGGGCCGTGGAGGACGCGACCCGCCAGGGTGAGCGCGCCTTCGACCGCCTCGGCCAACGCCTGGAGGCCCACGAGGTCGGAATATCCGACCTGACCCGACATGCGACCTCGCTTGGGAGCGCGCTCGCCGACCTGGACGGCGGCCTGGACCAGGCACGGTTCCTGGAGCGTGAGCCGGACGAGTCCGCCTGGCCGGCACTTTTGCCGCCGACCTTTTTTGACGGCCGGTCCGGTGAGGATCTTATCCGGCCCATCCCTGACGACCTGGTCCGGACGGCTTGGCTTTGGCCGCAGACCCTTCAGGAAGCCCCGTCTTTGGCCATACCGCCAGGATCCTTGTTCGAGCCGATCCCTCGCCCCACCCCGACCGCGCCGGCTGACCAGACGCCGCTTCGTGGCCCCGCGCCTGACCTTTCCCTCCCCTGGGCAATCCAGGTCCCCCCAGAAACACTGACGCCTCCTGAAAAAATAGATGATGCCTGGCGCTCTTGGGCCGACGCGGCCGAAGAAACGGCCGCCGAAGCCTATGCGGCCATGACGGCCGAGTCTGGGGCCAGCGCAGAGGCCCAGCAGGCGCAGGCCAAGGCTCTGCATGCCTACCAGCAGGAAAAGTTTTCCGATCTGGTGGACCTCAGCCGGACCACGGCCTGGGGTATGCAAGACGCCTTTTCCGAAATCTTTTTTGATGCCTTCCGCGGCGGACTGAAGGACCTTTCCGACTACACGGATATGATCCTGGCGTACATGCAGCGTAGCATCGCCAATTCCCTTGGCCGGCAGACGGCGCAGCTTCTCGCCGGCTACGATATTGAGGGCGGCGGCCGGAACTGGGGCTTGGCCGGCGCGGCGGTCTCTGGGGCTGGAAGCCTGCTCGGAGGCGCCGCGAACCTCCTGGGTCTGGGCGGTTTTATCCAGGGCGCGGGCAGCCTGGTCGGGGATGTGGTTTCTGGCGCAGGCGATCTGCTCAAGAGCCTGTGGCCGTTCCAGGAAGGCACGGCCTATGTGCCTCAGACCATGCCGGCCTTGGTGCACCAAGGCGAGCGCATCCTGACCTCGGCGCAGAATCAAGACCTGGTGGCCCTCATGGTCGGGCTGGTCGGCGCCGAATTTAGCCAGACCGACGCCCTAAATAGCATTGCCGCGAACATGGGCCATGTGGCGGCCAATACGGCCGAGACCGCGGCCTCTTTGACTCCATCCGGGGCGTTAGTGAACAGCATCCTCTCCATCGCCGGCGGGAGTTTGGTCGCATTAGGCGCCGCCAACCTGGGCGCGGGCATCGCGGCCGGCAGAGGCATCTCTTGGGCGCTTGGGCAGCTCGGGATCGGCGGCAGATCGACTCCTCCGGGATATGCCGAAATGGCGGCGGTGCAAACTTCCCATAACATGGGCGACATGGCCGATATCATGACCCAGATCAACGCCAACCCAAGCGCTTATTTAGCTTCGCCGGCCGAGGGCGGCTTACTACCCGGCTTCCAGTTCGGCGGCGAAGTTTTTGCCAGCGGCCCGGCCTGGGTCCATGCGGGCGAGGAAATTTATACGCCTCGGGACCGGCGGGATATCGCTACGCGGCTCGGCCGGCTCGAGCAGGCGGTTTCATCCAATACCGGCGGCGAAGTGCACAACCATTTTCATCTGCACAATGAAGGCGTCATAACCACGAATGACGTCAAGAATTGGTTCGCCAACGTGCAATATGAGGTCACCGATAAACGCATCGGCGCCGAGGTGGCCACCAAGGATGTGGCCTTGGCCGGAATGAAAATGTAGGGGCGGGTTTCAAACCCGCCCGGACAGGTCTGAGACCTGCCCCTATGGAATAAAAAATGACCACCCAACTTCTTGCCGAAAACATCCTGACCGACGCGCATTTCCTGAGCGCGGAGGATTCGACGGGCTCACCCCAGGGCTCGCAGGCCTCGGGCTTCTGGGGGCAACCCGCCCCAGCCTCGGCCAACACCGGGAAATTCCGGCTCCTGGCCCAGGGCGATGCCTCGGATTTTTCATACTCCGGCACCACCTCGGCCACCGGCGCCGTGGACAAAACCACGCTCATCGACTCAGCCCTAGTGATATATGGTAATGATTATTTCATCGGCGGGACCATCACCATCACCTCGGGCGCGGCGAGCGGCCAGAGCCGAACAATCTCCGATTTTGCCCAGGTTACCGGCACGATCACCATATCAGTTCCCTTTACTGCTCAAATCGTGAGCGGCGTGACTTTCACCTTGACCATTCCATATGCCACGCGGGCCATCGAGGTCGAGATAGTAGCCGCTGGCGACGCGGGCAATGCTACATTCAAATGGAATCATGACGGTGCGACATGGCTCGGTCGAAATAGGCCCCAAGATGGTATTTGGCCCGGGAGCACGCTTGTCCATAATAATACGGCCAAACGTATCTCCCTCTGCCAGGCTGCAAACGGGACTTTGATTGTAGCCTATAATGAAGCCGCAGATTCTAAAGTTTACTGCAAGCGATCTATAAATAATGGTATTACCTGGTCGGCGGCCATCAAGATTTCGAATAGCAATCGTTCTCCGCAACGGCTCTTGGTTTTGGCCTCAAGCCGCATCCTGATTTTTATGGATACTTACATGTCTTACTCGGATGATCATGGCCTAACTTGGTCAGCCGAGGCCCAAGTTATGGTGCCGGAAACGACTGGCATACCCACGGCACAGTCGCTTTATGGCGTGATCGAACTGAGTAGCGGCGTTCTATTCGCCGCCTATATAGATACTGGACCGCATTTGAATGGTGCACTCAGTTCAGATAGCGGTTTCTCTTGGGCCAATATCAATGATATTACTCAAAATGTTGGAGCCAGTAGCATACCGGCCTGCGCTCAAACCGAGAATGGCAATTTAATTGTAGTTTATTCGTTTTCAAACAGCGGGCATTATGAAATCCGCTGCAAAATTTCAGAGGACGGTGGTTATACCTGGGGCAATTCAATCACTGTTCTCGCCTATGCGAGCTTTAATGTAGAGCGACATTCTCCAACTACCATTGTGGATATTGATGGTAGGATTTTTGTGTTTTGTGATCGTACATTGATCGCCCCGGAGAATGCGAAGGCCATTACCGCCACCTACAGTGATAATAATGGAACCACATGGCATGACGCTTTTACAGTCGCCTCTGTATGGGGAACGGATCTGCAAACTCCAACAGTTTGTATGGCTGATGGGCATCAGTTGTCATGTGCATATTTGGATAATACAAATAGCGATGTTTATTTGGTACGTCGCGGGATGTGGGAGGCTTATTCTGGGAATGACAGCCCAGTTGCCATCGAGGCCATACCGCAAGCCCTCGTTTGCGGGGCCGAACTGGTCTGGTATGGCTACGGCGGCATGATTGGGGACGCCTGGACGTTCGAGCCGGAATACGACTTCTGTATGGAAAACCTGATCGCCGATTCGCCAAGCCGGCCGTGGCGGACCGCGGCGGACAATGCCGACTACGCCGTGGTGATGGACCTCGGGGCCAATAATAAATTTTACGCGGATGGGGCCGCCTTTTTCGGCGCGAATGTGCGGACTTTGTCCATTCAGATGAACGACACCGATTCCTGGGGTTCGCCGTCCCTCAACCAATCCGTCAGTTTCGACCTGGCTACCGGCGCAATCGATGCCGCGAGCGGAAATTTTATTCAAGACACCTCCCTGCTGGCCGGGTATGCCGACCATGAGCTCCGGGGCCAATATGTGCGCATGACCTCGGGAACGAGCAGCGGCGTCACCTGGAAGATTCTGGACAATTTTTCTTCATGGATCGTCTTGGATACCACGGCCGCGATAAGCGTCTCGGTCAACGATACCTTCGCCATTTTCGGCACCAAGGCCGCCGTCGCCTTTACGGCGAACGTTAAGCGATATGTGCGCATCCTCATCGAGACTCAGCAGACCGCCGAGAATTATTACCAGGTCGGTTATGCGGCCCTCGGGCGCATGGTAAGCCTGGATCGCGGTATCGCGGCTGGGTTCGGATTGACCCGACAGGCGAACGTCGAGATGCTCCGCACCCCGGCTGGCGGCATGATTCCAATACAAGGGGCCGAGCCCAAAAATGTTTTCGAGCTGACTTTCCCGAATACGGATCTAGGCCGGCGGCAACTTATAGCCATGGTAGATTATTTGCGCGGCCAGAATGTGGTGCTCATCCCGGATAGCGCAGACCTGCTTGATGTGTATTTGGTCAAGGCCACATCCGATGCCAAACAGACGCATAAGTTCCTGGATCGGTACGACGTGGTATTGACGTTGGAAGAAGTTTTGTGATGTGGTATGTGACGTGGCACGGGCATCCTGCCCGTGATTTTCATGGGCTGGAAGCCCATGCCACAAGGCAATTCATGGGCTGGAAGCCCATGCCACAAGGGTACGCGCCGTTCGGCAGGCTCGCGGTCCCGAGCACAGTCGAAGGACAACGTGCCCCTATGGAATAGGAAACCATGTCCATAATTTCCGCCGCCCTTAAAACCGCCCGCCGGGTTCATTTTCTGCTCGACCTGGAATTCACCGGCCTATCTCTGCGCCTGGCGCATGGGGACCTGGCCGTGCCTTCATCCGGGGACGACCGGCGGTATGAGGCGGCCATTACAAAAACCTTCGAGGTCGGGGCCAGTTTCGACCTCCGCACCTTTCGCTATGGCGCGGTATCCATCTCGATCGAACTCGCCAACCGGGACCGGTTTCAAGACCTGGAAAAAACCATTGGCATGGACGGCGGGATCGGCACGATCCGGGTCTGGTGCGACGGCCTGACCTGGGAAGACATCGAGACCGCCGGCATTCTTTTCCGGGGCGTTTTCCAAAAGCAGCACCACAACAAGACCACCTATGCCTTCGATTTGGTGGACCTGGCCCGGTACAAGCTGGATACTTTGCCGCCGCAGCAGATCGATCAAACCACCTGGCCCTATGCTCGCACCGCCGGCGGCTCTGGAGACTCCCCACTCGGCCAGCCCGGCCAGATCGTGTTCGGCGATTGGCCGGCGGTCCTGCCCGCGCCCTGCGTGGCCGTGAACGAAGGCGGGCATTGGTTCTATCTGGCAACCTATGGCTTGACCGTCAGCCGGGAGGCCCAGTTTGAGGCCGGAACCGAGCTGCTGCTGGATAAGGACGGCGCAACCATCGATAAAGTTAACTACACCTATTACGAGGCTATCGATCACCTAGGCAATCCTTGTCAGTATTTCGAGTTCGCCTCGGATCAGGCCGCGCTTGAGCCGCTGCGCTTCAGCGTTCAAGGCATCCGGGACGGCTCCGGCGAGTACACCGGGACTGCGGCCGGTCTTATTCAGCACCCGGCTGATATTGTGCGTTTTATCATGGAGAAGTTTTCGCAACTCTATCCCGAGGATGTGGACGCGGCCAGCCTCAAGACGGCAAAAGCCCTTTTAACCGGCGTTGCCTTCTCGGTCTTAGTTAATGACTCAGCGCGCGGCATGGACGTGGTGGATCGGATTCTGAGTCAATGCCTGGCGGCCCGGGTGCTCCGGCCCGGCGGGCTTATGGGTGTATGGACTTTCGACCCGGATGCTCCAACCATTGGCCGGATCATCAGAGATCAGGACGTGATCGGCAACGACATGAACCCAGTCACGTTTACCAAAACTCCAGAGGATTTTGTCGTCAACAATCTGGTGGTCAAGTATGCCCTAAACCCCACGACCAAAGCCTGGGAAAAGCTGTTGACCAAAAACCGAAACAATGACCCCAGGTGCAAACAATCCTTTTACCAGTATGGCGAGCAACCCCGGTTCGAGTTGCTTTTGACCGACGTGCAAAACGAGGCCATTGCCGCGGGCCTGACCAACCGTTTTCTCGACCTTCGGGCCATGCGACATGACGTGGCCGAATTCGATGTGCCTTGGTTCACCGGTTTCGATGTCCTCGAAGGCGATGCCGGCCTGCTTACCTTGGAGGAAGGCCCTAGCCTGGACGGCGCCGGCTGGGTAGAGGAAAAGTGCATCTTGATCGAGAGAATTTTTAAGCCGACAACTATCCGGCAAAAATGGATACGGGTGTCGTCAGAATAACTATGGGGGCGGGTTTCAAACCCGCCCGTCGGGGCGAACGGCGGTCGCCCGGAAAGGAACCCATTATGTTTCATCGAATCTGGGCGGTCATCAAACGTTTTTTCACGGGCCTCCAACGTGGCACGGGCATCCTGCCCGTGATTCATGGGCTGGAAGCCCATGCCACGACCAATACGGTCCTTCAGGTTGACGATAGTGTGATCGACCCACAATCCGATCATCTCGAACTCAACCCCGTGATTTATGGGCTAGAAGCCCATGCCACGACCAATACGGCCCTTCAGGTTGACGATGGTGTGATCGACCCACAATCCGATCATCTCGAACTCAACCCCGTGATTCATGGGCTGGAACCCCATGCCACGACCAACACGATCCTTCAGGTCGACGATGGCGTGATCGTTCTGCAAAGCGATCACCTTAATATGGGCGCCCAAGGCCCTATCGATCCACTTACAATTACTTTTACCAAAGACGAGGTGAAAAATGGCTAAACTCATGGATGACACGTTTGCGGACGCGGCCCTGAACATCATCAAGAACAATGTCACGGTGCTGATCGTGGCTAAGCTCACGCCGACCAGCTATGCCGAAGCCGTCTCGAATGCCCTGGCCACGAAAACCGGGCTGACCAGCGGCAGTTTCACCGGCCCGGCGGACGACACCAGTGGCCGGAAGCTGACGGTCAATGAGCAGGCGGGCATTTCCATCACGGCCGATGGAACGCCCACGCACATCTGCCTGACCAATGGCTCCGACACGCTCTATTACCAGACCACGTGCACCGGCGCAGACCTGGTGACGGGCAACACCGTGACCGTGCCGGCTTGGAAGATCAATATTCCCGACCCGACGTAAGAGGAAAACATGAGCGTCAAGGATGATATTCTGGCTCTCCAGGTCATGCAGGAGTTGGCGTTCAAGAATAAGGGCAAGTATGCCCAGGTTTTACCCACGCCCGAGGCGATTCCCCTGGCCGGCATGGAGGCCAAGGTGACTGAACTTCGTCGGCCCACAGCTGAAGCGGCTGAAAAAATGGCTTTCGTTCCCACGGCCGGGGATGCCCAGTTCGCGGTCAATGTCTGGTCTCGGGGCAATGGTGTAACCGATGATCCGCCTGCGGCCCAGGGCTATGTCATCATCGCCCGGCGTGACTTGGGCGACGGCATAATCGAAGAAACTCATACAGAATATCCGGAAATGTTCTAATGGCGAACATTTTTACAACTGATCCCCATTGTGTTGCACTTTTCAAACTCAATAATGGAGTTTTGACGGCTGACAGTATTCCTGCGGGAGGCGGGAATGGTGGAAATACACTGACAAATCAAAATACTGTAACAAATGATACAGATGCAGGGGATCATAAAGAAGGAGATGCCAGTGGATACTGGACGTATGGCCAGAATCAAGCTCTGTATTTAGCGGATAGCGGTTTATGCGCTAATTTCCCTTGCAAGAATGGATCATCCAACAATGTATTTAGCATTTGCGCTTGGTATAAACTTGACAATTCTGCCGCCACCAATAGATATATTGTTTCTAAATCAGATCCAGGATTGAATAAAAGATCATTCGGAATTGGTAATGTGGGATCGACTTCACCAAGACATTTTGGGATTTATCTTGGATATAATGGAGGGGCGGGTAGTGAATATCTTGATTCTGGTTATGTGTCAATAGCTGATGTTTGGTATCATTTCGGATTTACTTTTAACAATGCAGATAAATCCTATAAAATAAGAATCTGGAGAGATGATACGCAAGAAATTGTCGTCAATATCGCTTCAAATTCAGCCAATAATATAAACATTGAGGATGCACCATTTTGTATAGGACAGATTTTTAATAATGGCAGCACTTCCCCTGGAAATGAGATGGACGGCTGGCTTGACGAGATACCCATTTTCAACGATATTCTTACCGTCGATGAAATTGACCAGATTCGGGCAGGAACTTATGGGGCGGCCGTTACCCTCACTGTCGCCGATTCCGCTCATGCACTCGCTTCCGAATCCCCGGTCCTGGTTGAGGCCTACCTGCTCGCACCGGCTGACGCGGCCCATGCCCTGACTTCCCAGGCCCCGGCGCTGATTCAAGAATATTTGCTGGCTCCGGCTGACGGAGCCCACGCGCTCGGCTCCGATTCTCCTGGCCTCATCCAGGCTTACACGCTCACCATTGATGATGCAATCCACGCTCTGACCTCGCAGGGCCCGGCCCTTATTCAGACTTACACTCTGACCGTGGCCAACGCCGCCCATGCATTGACCTCGGAATCGCCGTCGCTCGATTGGGGCTTCATTCTGACCGTGGCCGACGCGGTCCACGGCCTGACTTCCGAGTCGCCCGGGCTTGTCCAGGATTATGTCCTGGTCCCGGCCGATGCCGTTCACGCGCCGACCTCGCGGACCGTGACGCTCATCCAGGATTACAAGATCACCGTGGCCGACGCCGCCCACGCGCTGGCTTCGGGATCGCCCATTGTTTGGGTTCCGCTTTATACCCACGGCACAGTGTATGGCCCGACCGCCGCGAGCGTCGTGCGCAGCCCGCGGGCCTTTGGAAAAATCTATTCGCCGTGGCCTTACGCCACAGTGCAAGATGATCGATCATAGGGCACCTTGTGCGTGCCCGGAGGAGCTGAATAAAAATGTCCGCGATTTCCGATGCCCTCGAGGGCGCCAGACATACCGCTCAGACCATCACTTGGCTGGATGACGATAATGAGGTGAAAAACCTGGCCGGGGCCACGATTACTGCTCGGATCGAGCCGCGAAATGGAGACGCCGCCTTTGCCAGCGACGGCGCTTTCGTCCTGGTGGGCGATGGCTCGACCGGTCAATTCTCCTGGACCTATGGCGAGGCGGACGTGGCTACGGCCGGCGGCTTCCATGTTCAGTTCAAGGCCGCCTTCGCCGGCGGCGCTTACGATCTTAGCCGGAAAGCGGAATGGAAGGTGCTGGAGGCGATATAA